CTGAAATAGGGAAGCAATCCTGTCCTAAACAGAGACAGGATAACGATATAAAGGATTATTATATCGTCTCCTACTAGTGAGTAGGATGCTCCGCGAATGACTTCGCGGACAGGCTTCCGGTCAAGGAGGCCTACCTCTTCCAGTGTGGAGAGGTTGTATGGTTTTACCATACGAGTCCTGGTTATACCAGGATTCTTCACCGATCCAATCGGTGAATCCAGCAAGGATTTCCTCGCTGAATAGTCCTGAGCAATTGTCAGGACGACCTTTGTGAAAAGGTCACCCATCAGAGCAGCTCGATGGGTAAGGAAATAGCTATATTTATTTCCTTTCACCCTGTAAAATACAGGGCGTGAAGAGGTGTAAAGCCTCTTCGCCAACAGCATGAGTCCTGTTGGCTGCGTCCGGCCTCTTGTTTGCCGGATGTACTCGGACCAGACGGCCCGAGAGAACCACCAGTTTGAGTGGTCCGTTGCCTCTTCTAAATCAAGAGACATCGCCTGGATTTTGTATCCAGACGAGCCCTCCCAGGAGGGCACCTCCGGTGAGAGGTTGGTATCTAGGAAATTCCATAGATGCCTATCCGAAGTCAACCCTGACTTCGTCTCTGCTGACAATACAGCAGGGGTTAGCGCATGCGCTAACACTCCCATTATGACTTGATAGGCATAATGTGCCACGGTTATAGACCGTGCCTTAGACTGTTCGGCGACAGAATGATACCGAACAGAACACACCCTTTCAGGGTGCGTTAGTGCCTCATGGATTGCCCATGAGAGTAGGTCATTTGATGACCTAACGTTTCGAGGTTTCTCGAAACGACGATATTCCAATGTCTGGATATCGTACTCACCGTGTAGCACACGGTGGGTGGCCAGGTAATGCAAATACCTGGACTGGCCGCCAAGAGGTTCTTGGCGGTTAGGGTCGGCGTAGAACCGACTCTCCAAAAGCACGGGCTTTTGGGGGGCCTGAAGACAGGCCTTAGGCCCCGCACTAACCTGTGCGGGGTGACCAGTAAGAATACTGGTCCTAATGCAGGATTGGAATATTCCTACATCGATCTCAACAGGTTGAGATCGTTTAGACGTTGTACGTCTAAACTTGTCGAGGGACGCCTCGACCATCTTGCTATCAGCAAGACCTGTGGCCCTTGATTGGGTCCAGAAGAGGAGAAGTCGATACTTCTCCCTTTTTGTCAACGCGTCGTTCGTTGACACGATCCGGTTAAACAACCGGACATACGGGAAGCACAACCTCGTCTTCCCGGTCCGGGGGACTCGAACACCCCCGGCAGGCCATCCATGGACGGCGGCTGATTTTCTAATCAGCTTCTTAGTAGCCTTGAGGCTACTAATGAACTGCGCGTAATTGTTTGCGCAGTTCTCCATAACAAATTTTGTCATGGAATCGATGACCTCATAGTCATCTCCCCCCCCTAATATATAGGGGAGGACTACACCGTTAGCGGTGTAGAACCACTGTCTCACGTGAGACAGGTTTCCTGAG